GTTGGCTCATCCTTCATCCACCTATGAATTGAATTCTTGCTACTGCCTATTGCTTTTGCGGAGTTTTCAATATTATGGGATTTTTGGAAGTCTTTTAGGAAAGCTGTTTGCTGATCTTGTCTTTTTCGTATGGAATGCATTTCTACCCCGTAGAAGTGTGAGAAGTGGCACAGATTCGGGAGCCATGCCACTTCTCGGAATGCTTGCTGAGTGCCTCACGCTGGGACACTAAACAAGCAAGATATATTGAAAAGCAAGCCAGGCCCTGCACCGGCCTGCCTTTCATAGTGCCGCTCCTGTCAAGTAACCGATTAAGTAAACCTGTAACAAGCACAGCACGAATTTATTAAACCCTTTGATGTGGGTCAAAGGGTCGTTATCAGCACAATAAGTATTTGCCTTCTGGCAAATTACTCCTTAACGCACTTGTGCAAATGCGGATACAGCCTTTTTATTAACCCATGGAGGCGGGTGCCACATTATGAGTTTTTGAGGCAGGAGAAAAACACCCCACTCGTAATGCCAGGCCAATATCAATCGGCTTAGTTGTTCTATGTTAAGCGACCACAGCGGCATCAGTAATGCCCCGAAGTCTTGCAATACTTGTTGGATTGCCAATAGCGATGCTTGCAAACCATTCAACTAAAGTTCTCATTTTGTTCCCGCCTGAGTACTGGCCGAGGTCAAGGACTTCCAAATCATCGGCCTGAATGCCAAACAAGTATTCGCCTACACCATATTTACACGCATAGATACTTGTGGCTGTTGCAGTGGTGCCAGTGCTTCCAACCTCATCAAAATCCATGATTTCATCGCCTGCCTCATCGGTGCGAATCACGCCTATAGGAATATCATTGAACTTCTGACAACGTCTCCCAAAGGCATCCAAAGAGAAAGTAATATTCCCGCCGACTGTGGTAAGTCTTGCGGCCACATCCAGCCTGCGTTTTAATGTTTTATTCATCAGCAATATATCAGGATCAGATTCAGCCACGGTGTCGATCAACTCTGAAAGATTAGCCAGTGACAAAGCATCTCCGCCGTCTGAAGTCCCATTTTCCACGAGCTGACTTCCTGTTAAGCTGATCCTTGCTTGTAAACCATCAAAACCTTTTGGGTCTGTTTCAACATCACCTTTGATGAATTCTTTGTTCCACCGCAAAGCAAGCGATTTTGCTTTCAGACTTGTGGCAATCGCCCGCAGATCGTTAATATCGCCACCAGCCTTTGCTAAAATTCTGTCCACGTCTACTACTCCGCCAAGTATTGCAAGCGATTCAGTAACTTTTGAGAGCGTGCCCGAAGATTCTACCCAGTCCTCGTTAAGTGCTCGGAAGCTAACATCAGGCAATGTGGCCTCTCTGTTATAACTATAAGCCGTTGCGTTAATATTTAGAAATGGAAGTTCCTGCAAAATTGCAGACTTCCTTGACAGTACTTCACAGAATCCTCTCTGCAATGGATCATTTGTAAGTTTAGCTGCTTCCAGCAGGCTCAAGGCCATTTTACTACCTCCCAACAGTATGCTTCAGACCCGCAGGGAGGCTCTTATTGCACTACTTTGAAAAAAATTTATTTACTTGTTTGAATAACCAGCTTTTAATATATCATCTGGTTGCATTTTGCCGTAATCCAGGGTAGGCTTAACGCCTGATCCTTTTTTTGTGTCCAGACCATCATTTGTTTCTTTGTTGAACAGTCCTTTACTCATTGCATTTCTAATCCACTTTACTTGCTCCAATGGTTCTAAGGCTGGAACGATTTCCTGAAACTTTTCTGGAATATCCTTTTTTAACTCATCAGCCATAGACTGCAAGGCATCAATAGCTTGCTTTTTCTGTGCAAGTACTTCATTCAAGCGAGAAATGGGCACTGTGGTTCCGCTGTTTACAGGTGCGTTTCCTGATTTGTTGGCCTGGTCTGTGTTTTTACTTCCATCTGTGTCGTCGATGTTTACGTTTTCATCAGACATAAATTACTCCTCTGTGTTTAACGCCTCATCAGGCGAATTGTTAAACTGTTTGTTCTCGTCTATAATTTCTTGTAGCTTTACTTGTGCGTCTTCTTTACTTAGATCAGGATTTTGGATCATCAAAATATCCGTCCTTGATTTAGTTCCCATATTCAGTTCTTTTTCAAATGATTCTACTTGCTTCAGCGGATCTAAAACAGGTTTCGGATCTGCAAAATCTATTTTCAGTCTACTTTCTTCACTAAGTTTTCTGTTTTGATTGTGATAATTCCAAATGATTTTATTCATAGCGAATAATTCTTTTTCAAAAGTAGAAAACAAACTGAGTTGGTCGCGTCTACTTTCCTCTAATTCTCTGTTTCCCGAAATTTTCGCTAAACCTGATTCCTGAGTGGCTTTGATACTCATTGATTGTGCGGGCAAGCCATTTGTTATAGCAAGATTTTTGCTGAGGAATTCTATTGCTTCCAGCATGGCTGCAATCGGTGAATGTGTTTTCTTGTACTCGAAACTTCCCGAAGGATCTTGAATTTCGATTACTGAGTTTGGCCCGACCTCCCTTACAGTTCCATCGCTCATACCTTTACTGACTGCAACTCCGAACGCCTGATACCTTAGTGTGAGTTGAAGTTCTGTGAGCCGTGCATTGACAGCTTCCTGACAGTTTATAAGATCATCACCGCCTGGCATCCAAAACACTCCAGCACAAGGCCATGAATCCCATATTGGAATGAAGGGAAGTATTTTATAGGGATTTTCTTCAACTTCGATATCGTTTCCATTGTGATCTAAACGCCTAAAAAGATCTTTGTCCCAAACAGAATATGTGATATCCTTTTGCTTGCCTGATTGCGGGTAATTTGTAATCATCACACGTTCCAACTTTTCAACGGTGTTGGCAGTCAAAATGTCTAAAATATCACCTGTGAGCACGTCCAGTTCAATTTTTCCGTCTCTCCAAATCGGTCTGATCAATAATGTTTTCAATAATTTTGCATAGCGTGAAACAACTTTCATCTTCACATCTAATTTACTACTTTCAATTATATGTTGATATATTTCCTGATCTCTTTTAGTTCCAACTATTTCCCGTGTTGGATTTGACAGATATGCCATGGCCAAATTATTGCAGAGTTTTTTTACGAGGTTGAAATAGGTCGGTGTTAATACATCAGGATCATTATGATGATTCGCAAGGTCGATGTTTATGTAATCTTCCATTTCGTCATGATATAGTGAGAGGCGTTTTACTACCTCATTTTTACGATCTTGTGCGGCTTTCAGGTTAGCATCAATAAACATCTGATCTGTAACGTCTTTAGCAATTGAATTGAAAAGCATTTAATTTCTCCGAGGCTGGCACAAAAAAAAGGCCATAGGTGCGGATATACCGCACAAATGACCTTCAAGAGGTTCTGGGTGTTATTCTATTTTAGCCGCCGGATAGTGCCCCGTGCTGATATCCGATGACTGATTCTGCATTTATGGTAACTTTTGAGGATGGTATTTGATAAATTCCATTTTGTCAAGGTCGGAGAGTACGATTTTTTATCTTTGACTGATTCTTGCACCTGTGAGTTTTACGAATTCATGAAAAAATTCTGGAAGTAATATCTCGTTATCCATCTGATAGGCTTGGAATTGTTGGTACATTTCTAATACTTCTTGTGCGGCTGGGCAGGCTTCAGAGCAATACAATTCCATATCACCGCCCATAAGGTAGCAAGCATTCCTGCTACTTCTCTTTGACTGGCAAACAATTGACTTCAATGAATACAAGTTCATAATTTGAGATCTTAAACTATACACGCTCCATGCCATACTGTAAATCCTATCATCCTTCTGATTTCGCATAGAGTGCCCAAATGAAAACCCTTCGCCTCGTTTTGCTTTGTGATAACTAAAAGTACTCATTTCAGAGATCAACTTCTTGGCATCTTTTGGAAAAAATAAGCGGTTTTCTCTGCAAATTCTACTTAGTTCAGGGAATACTTGATTTTGGCGTGTGCTATGAGGCGATACAACTTCAACCGGAATTTTTTGGCTTTGTAAAAATGGCACAAGTGATAACGTTTCATAATCTTCAAGACAGCAATTGTCCAGCTTGTATTTTTTATGTGCGTTCAAAATTATTCGTTTAATATTGTTGTCTGTGTTGGGAATACAATTTATCTGATCCAAAATATAAAACTCTGGCTCTTCATTCTGCGGGCTGGCAAGTTTCAAAATTATAGTAA